CGTATCATTTAATTGGAAAAAACATGAAGTTCATAATTTTGATACGGAAACACCTACTGTTGGGTTTTTAGCGCAAGAAGTACAGAGTGCATTGGAAGGGCAACCTTATTTGAATAGCATTGTTAAACAAAGCGAAGTTACTTTGTTGGATGATACAAAACAATCATTTTTGGGTATTGCTGAAGGCAATATGATTGCACTTTTGACCAAGGCCATCCAAGAACTATCAGCAGAAGTCACCGCCCTTAAAGCGAAGGTTGGAGCATAAACATGTCCGGCACTTTACAAGCCACTATCCTCAAAGACGGTGCATCATCCACCAACAACTTGACGTTTGATTCAAGCGGTAACGCAACGGTCGGCAATAACCTGACTGTGACTGGAAACACATCTGTCACGGGGACTATTACGGGTTCAAGCACCATTGCTGCGGCGACAGGGACGCTTTATCCTATTGTGTCTGGGACTGCTCAGGCATCCACAAGTGGAACGAGCATTACGTTTTCATCCATTCCATCGTGGGTAAAGCGTGTAACTGTAATGTTTAATGCTGTTTCTACAAATGGCACCTCTCTCGTGCAGGTGCAAATTGGATCTGGAGGTGTTACATCTACCGGATATACATCAGGGTCTAATTTTTACGGGCCTATATCATCTGGATCTTCTTATACATCAACTACCGGGTTTTTGGTAGATTCGGGAGGTGGCAATGCAGCTTGGGTAAGATATGGACAGTTAATTTTAACATTACAAAATCCATCATCAAACACTTGGGTATCTTCTTCTAATATTTATACAAATTCGTCAGGCAGTTCTTATATTTTTGGATCGGGTGGCGTTGTTGCTTTATCTGGCGCGTTAGACCGAGTCGTCATTACCACTGCCAACGGCACAGACACATTTGACGCTGGGTCTATTAACATTTTCTACGAATAAGAGGACACAATGACAAACCCAATCAATCTTGAACACACAGTTGAAGAAATCAATGCAATCTTGCAAGCGTTGGCTGCGAAGCCATATGCGGAAGTGGCGGATCTCATTCACAAAATCAAGTTCAAAGCTGAACAACAGATTGTCGCGGCTGCAAAGGCTGTTGAAACTGAGTTTACCCCTCCCGCAGATCAACCTCCACAGGAATAACCATGACAGACGATCATAACACCAATCTCGTTATAGATTCAGCTTTGGCAGGTGGTGTTATGTCGATGCCCCTGTGGGCTTCAGGTTTGAATGAATGGCTGTTATTGTTCCTCCATGCAGGTGGCGCAATTTTAGTGGCCTACCGACTTTGGGTTATGTTTAGAGAGATTAGAAGTAAGTAATGACAACGGGATTAACATACACCACCTATGTTTCCCAAATCGCCACGATGGCGGTAATAAACAGCTATAACCTGTCCGATCCAACAGACCCGTTTACGATCATCATTCCGCAGATGATCAACTATGCCGAACTGCGTATGCAGCGCGACATTGATTTCCTGAACACCGTCAACTCACAAACTTTCTCTGGCTCGGCTGGCGTTAATACAATCTCTCTCGGCACCGATTATCCATTCGTTACCATCCAAAACATTGCCGTCAATGATCCTATCAGCGGGTATCAAAACCAGCTCATGCCAGTGACAAAAGAATGGATGTGGAACGTATACCCCGTGGGATCATCGCAGACATTGCCGCAGTACTTCGCTCCATTTGATGACAACTTGTTCTTATTGGGGCCGATCCCTGATCAGGCATACACTTATGTCGTCACTGGTACGTCTCGCTTCCCATCGCTATCGCCATCAAATCAAACGACATTCATCAGCACCTATCTGCCAGATGTGTTTATCATGGTCAGCATGATCTATATCTCTGCTTACCAGCGCAACTTTGGTAAGGCCGTGGATGATCCTGCAATGGCTGTTACCTATGAAAGCCAATATCAAGCCCTTCTGAAGAGTGCTGTTATTGAAGAAAGCCGCAAGAAGTTTGAGGCTTCTGGCTGGTCTTCTATGTCTCCGCCTGTTGTTGCAACGCCTACGAGGTAAGCCATGCCTCACATATCTATGAAGTTGACACCCGGCGTTGATACGACGAAAACGCAAACTTTAAATGAAGGCTGCATCACTTCAAGTAATTTGGTTCGATTTTTGCCTGACAAAGATGGAGCCGTAGCGCAAAAACTTGGTGGCTGGGTGCAGTATCCTCCATCTCTCCCGTTCCGATCTGCCAGCACTATCCGTGCATTGAAAGCGTGGGAAGATACAACAGCAAACACTTATCTTGGTGTTGGTGCTGAATCTAATTTGTATGCCATCACGGGTTCAACTTCCCGAGACATATCGCCGCGTACCAAAACATCAAGTTTTTCTGGTGGCATTACTACCACAGCGTCAAGTTCGACAATCTCTGTCAATGACACTGCCAGCAACATGAACATATACAGCAACGTGTATTTTACGGTTCCTGTAGCGGTTGGTGGCATAATTTTGAACGGGCCATACTCAATAACGCAAGTTACCGATGCCGATAACTATCAGTTTGCGGCCCAGAAAAATGCACTCTACACAAACTCATCAACTGCTACGATAACCAATGCCTCGCCAGCTGTAGTCACGGTAACCTACGCGCCTCCTACTGATACGACTGTTGTCTTCACAACAACAGGAACGCTTCCAACTAACATTACTGCTGGCACTACGTATTTTGTACGTAACCTCACCAATCTTGCTGGTGGAGGTACAACTTTCAACATATCAGCAACACCTACTGGGGCGCTTATCAATACGGCATCGGCGGGTAGCGGCACACATACAGCAACTTTTAAACCGCAGTTGCCATACTTGTCTGTAAGTACAGGGTCTCCTTTTGTAACAGCATACTTTCCCAATCACGGATATGTGGTTGGCAGTCAATTTTACATCCCTGCTTCTGTTGCTCTTACAATCGGTGGCATAACTTTATCTGGCGTTTATACCATCTTAACTGTGTCGGACAGCAACACTTTTCAATTTATTGCTTACAACACACCATTATCATCTGGGTCTGGTTTTATTAACAACAACCAAATCAATGTGATTTACTATTATGGTGCTCCACCGCCAAGCCCGGCTACTGGATACAGTGATGGGGCTTATAGCTCTGGGCCATACAGTGGTAGCGCTGTTGGGCCTTTGACGGCTGGAAGCCCCGTTACGGCGACTGATTGGTTTTTGGACAATTGGGGTGACACGCTTATTGCTTGCCCCGTAGGCGGCCCTTTATATGCATGGCAACCCAACTCTGTCATTCAAAACGCAAACTATATTGCCAATGCCCCGGTGCAAAACCAAGGCGTGTTTGTGGCTATGCCGCAGAGGCAATTGGTAACTTGGGGTTCTACATTCACGGGCGTTTCCGACCCACTGTTGATTCGGTGGTGTGATGTTGAAAATTATAATGTGTGGATTGCTTCACCAACCAATCAAGCTGGGTCTTATCGTCTTACGACTGGCAGCCGTATTGTAAGTGGCATGCAGGCGAACCAACAGGCTATCTTCTGGACCGATCTTGACATGTGGACTATGCAATACATCGGCTATCCAAACGTGTATAGTTTCAACCAAGTCAGCACAAACTGCGGGTTGATCGGGGAAAAAGCTGCTGGTCGATTGGGGAACAATGTCTATTGGATGAGCCAAAATGGGTTTTTCCAAACCAGCGGATCTGGCGCAGAGCCTATTGTTTGCCCGATTTGGGACGTTATCTTTCAAAACATTAACCGCAACTATGTCAACAAGATACGTTGCGGCCCAAACACATCGTTTAACGAAATCTGGTGGTTCTATCCATCTGTAAACAGCACCGAGGTTGATTCATACGCAAAATACAATGTTGTATTGGGCGTGTGGGATTACGGCTCCTTGGCCCGGACGGCATGGATTGATCAATCTGTCTTAGGCACACCGATCGGGGCAGGCACTGATAGGTATATATATCAGCACGAAGTTGGGTACAGCGCAGCAGGGCAACCCCTCAACGCCAGCTTTACGACAGGTTATTTCTCTCTCAATGAGGCCGATGAGCTGGTGTTTATTGACCAAATCTGGCCTGACATGAAGTGGGGGCCGTACAACGGTACGCAAAACGCTACGGTCTATATCACTATCAATACGGCGGATTACCCAACTGATACGCCAATATCGTCAATCACTTATCCGATGACAAGCACTCAAGGCTATATAACGCCTAGAGTTCGTGGTAGGTTATTCTCTATCACAATTCAGTCAACTGATGCGGCAGAAACCTTTTGGCGGTTAGGTAAGATTAGGTTTCGCGCTACACCAGATGGTAGGTTCTAATGGCAAGTTTAGATGACCTTTTAACAGCACAAAAGAATGGTGTCGTCGCCATTAACGGCGTAGCTAAGTCAAATTTTCCTTTGACAACGAGCGCGGTTATCCCTGCTTCTACGACAACTTTGGTGGTCGCTGGTAGCGGTAGAATTTACTCGGTTTCCATTCCTACGTTTTCAGGATCTGGGCAAGTTTACATCTATGATTCGGCGACAGCGGCTGCGGCGGGAACAACAAACCTTATATATTCTTCCCGAGCGGCCAATGCTACAAGCTTTCTTTCGTACCAAGATATTAAGCTGACTTATTCAAACGGGTTGGTTCTTAAAACTGACGCAAATATGACCTTCTGTGTTACGTACACACCGAATTAAGGATTGAGTTATGGCATCAACATACACAACCAATAAAGGTTTTGACAAACCAGCGATCGGTGACGATGTTGGCACATGGGGCAATAACGTAAATGCCGATTGGGACATCGCGGACAAAGCGTTTGGGGGCAATGTTTCATATGCTTTTACTGGTGCAACCACATCTCAATCGGTTACTCAGACTGATGCACAAAATCAACGCATCACTCTTACAGGTAACACAAGTTCATCTGCAAGCTTTGTAGGCACAGGGTACATTGCTGGTACTGTATTGACGATTACAGCTGTTACAAGCGGCACTTTGGCCGTCAGCGGCGTTATTACAGGGACAGGGGTTACTAACGGCACAACTATCGTTAACCAAATATCTGGCACATCGGGCGGCATTGGAACTTACACGGTAAGCCAATCACAAACGGTTGGTTCGGTTTCATCGCAGGTAACATTCCAAGTTTACAACGGCGTGATCAATCTTACATTTGGTGCTACTTATGCCGGTATGTGGATTGTTACAAATAACACCAGTGGCTATTCTGCTATCTATGCTTTGACATCAGCCGCAGGCAGCCAAGGTGTTTATCTGCCCCAAGGCGTTTCAAGCATCATCTTCTCTGATGGCACAAACGTATCTTTTGCCGACAATAGAGTGAGTAGCGTAGCTGCGGTAGGTGGTGGTTCAGACCATATTTTTTATCAAAACGGACAAACAGTTACTACGAGCTACAGCATACCGTCAGATCAGAATGCAATGTCCGCTGGCCCTATTACGATCAATTCTGGTGTTACAGTTTCAATTAGCTCTCCATCCGTGTGGACGATTGTGTGAGGTTTCATGGACCCGTTAACAATACTTGCAGCTGCACAGGCGGCCTATAGCGCATTGCAAGCTGGTATTGCTGCGGGTAAAGAAATCCAAGGCATGGCGGCTGATTTATCTGAGTTGTGGGGCAGTGTTGCAAAGCTCACCCACATTTCAGCTGAAAAGCCATCAACCAACATATTCAGCGACAAATCTGCCGAACAGATCGCTATGGAGCGGTATGCGGCAAAGGCCGAGGCGCAGGATCTTGCGTTGAAAGCCAAGAACATGTTTGTCGGACGGTTTGGGCTTGCAGCGTGGGATCAAGTGCAGCGTGAGGTCATCGAAATCCGCAAAGAGATCGAGCGCCAGAAGTATGAAGAGGAACGGGCAACAGCAGCCAAGATGGAAGAAATCCAAGAGGTTGCTGTGGTCACGGGTATCGTTCTGTTGTTGTTGAGTATAATGTTGATTGTCGGTGTTGTACTTTCAAGGAGTTAAGTATAATGGACCTCGGCAAGTTTGGCTCTTTGATTGAAACCATCGCACCGACGATCGCAACTGCTATTGGCGGACCAGTGGCTGGCATGGCCGTAAAGGCACTTTCCACAGCCTTGTTAGGGCATGAAAACGGTACCGAAGATGATATTACTTCTGCTCTGGCAACAGCTACGCCTGACCAAATCGTGGCTATCAAAACGGCTGACAGCAACTTCAAAATTCAAATGAAAAAGTTGGACATTGATCTTGAACGCATTTCTGCGGACGATCGTGATTCGGCCAGAAAAATGCGAATAGAAACAAAGGATTGGACACCAGACCTTCTGTCGTTTGTTGTTGTTGTCTCATGGGTTGTGATCCAATTTTACATCTTCAGCCATGTGGTTGATCCGTCTATGCGGGAACTTGTGGCACGTGTCCTTGGTACGCTTGATGCTGCGTTAACCTTAGTTTTAAGTTTCTGGTTTGGCTCGTCTAACGGTAGTCGTCAAAAGGATGACACATTAAACAATTTAAGGTCTAAATAAGTTAGTCGAATCAACCGCATAGGAAGACTAAATGACCAAAGCTAAAGAAGTTGCTAATACGAATAAACACCAAGCCAAGTTTACCACAGAAAAATTACCAGACACTGACCTGCCAATTGAAGACATCATCGAGTGGCGTAAAAAGCAGTTTCTGCAAAAGTCTACAGCTAAAGCATCTCGGCGGTTGATTGACATCAATGTCAACTTAACTGGTGTGTATGGCATCATTCACATGGGCGACCCTCATGTTGACGATGATGGGTGCGATTTGGCTTTGCTTGAACATCACATGAACCTGAGCAATGCAACGCCCAACTTGATGGCTGGCAATGTCGGGGACTTGCGGAACAACTGGATTGCCCGTCTGGCTCGGTTGTACGGCAATCAAGGCACAACGGCTAAACAGGCCCGTATGATGATTGAGTGGTTCATGCGTAAGGTGAATTGGCTCTACATTGTCAACGGCAACCATGACTGTTGGAGCGGCTCAGACGACCCCATCAAGTGGCTGTGCAAGCAGTTGGGCGTTCCAGATCAAGATCACGGCATACGGCTCAATCTGAAACACAGACAGGGCCGAGACATCCGAATCAACTGCCGCCATGACTTTGCCGGGCATTCTCAATGGAACCCGGCGCATGGTGTTTCCAAGGCGGCCCAAATGGGCTGGCGGGATCATATTCTCGTATGCGGACACAAGCACGTGTTTGGCTATAACGTCACCAAAGATCCCATGACGGGCATGTGGTCGCATGCTTTGCGGGTCGGCACGTACAAGGTGTTTGATGAGTTTGCCGATGCTAAAGGTTTCCCAGACCACAATCTGGCAGCCTGTGTGACAATCATTGACCCTAATTCAATCCAAGAAGAAGGTATTGTCACTGTTATCATGGATGTTGACGCGGCTGCGGACTGGCTTCATTGGGCGAATCAGCGTCAATTGCAGGCAAAGTCTGTTGAGCCGATCAGGAAAAGTGGGAGTTTCCGCAAAAATGCTTGAGGCAGTAACACATACCAAGTTCTGCACTATTGATGAGTGCGACCGGCCAAGTTTGGCTAAAGGTATGTGTAATGCCCACTATTCGCGCTATACGAGAGGTTACACCAAAGACAAAGACGAACCTATTAGAAAACAAGTTAAGGGTAGAACTTGCAGTAAAGAAGGATGCAACAAGAAGCATTATGGCAATGGCTTATGTGTTACGCATTGGAGACGTTGGAATAGAAACAATATAAAATCTAAGCTTATCAAAATGTTAGGAGGTAAATGTGTACATTGCGAAGGAGTTTTCCCAATGGCCGCTTTTGACTTTCATCATATTGATCCGAAGCAGAAAGATTTTACTATCACGAATGAAATAGCAAACAAGCCATTCAAAGAATTAGAGAATGAAGTTAAAAAGTGCATACTATTATGCGCTAATTGTCATAGGGTTGTGCATTCTGGAGGCAAATATGCAGAGTAATTGGGATGAAGTTATCAAATTGATCATCAAAGAAGAAGGTGGGTTTGTTGACGACAAAAACGATCCGGGCGGCATGACCAATTGGGGCGTGACCAAGAAGACCTTGGAGGACTGGTGTGGGCATGAAGTATCTGAACAAGCTATGCGAAATCTTATTCCTGCTGATGTATATCCTCTGTATCAGCAGCGTTATTGGAGTGTTGTCGGTGGGGACATTTGTCCTCGTGGGCTTGATTATGCCTTGATGGACTTCGCGGTTAACTCTGGCCCGGCAAGAGCGTTGCGGTATGTGCAAACCATCTTGGGCGTGGGTGTCACCGGCAAACTGGACGATGCCACAAAAGCGGCACTGGCCGACTGCGATGGGGCTGAAACGGCTTCAAAACTATGCGATAATAGGCTAGAGTACCTCCAGAATTTGCCGACATTCGCACGGTATGGCAAGGGCTGGAGCGCCCGTGTTGAACGTGTCAAAGCGAAATCCCTCGAAATGGGGGCATGATGAGGATGATAGATGCCGCTCAAGAAGGGGAAGTCCCAAAAGACTGTTAGCTCAAACATCAGCGAGATGATACATGCAGGTCATCCGCAGAAGCAGGCTATTGCAGCGGCATTGAGCGAGGCCCGTAAGGGTTATGCAACTGGTGGGGGTAGACCCAGAACTTTTTTTGAGCAGTCTATTACAGAAGATTACAACCCAAATGTTTTGTTCAATGCAAGTGATGCTCGGTATGATACGCCGGGAGGTTCTACCAATTGGGCAAATATTGGGCACAACATAAGTGCTGCGTTTAAGAACCGTAGAAACGAATTAGAAAACCCTAATGCAGCGCAGATAGCGTATAGACCTATCATGAACCCGCCCACAAGCCAGTGGGAACCCATGATGGATGTGCATGATGACCACCAACAGGTTCAAACATCATCACCTTCCGCCTCGGCAGCACAACCACAAAGTTACCCTTCAGTTATACCAGAGCGCGTTCCAGATGACGCTTATGGAATTACTGGTTCGCCCTTCAATTCTCTTCCTGCCAGAGATAAGGACACAAGCCCCTTTGTCGCGCCGCGTGGTTTGGCTGGTGCGTCTGGGTCACAAGGTTTGCCGTCACAAGCGCCAACCCCACCAGTAAGGCCATCTGATTTAGGTGGCAAAGGCAGTATTTGGGATGACAGCCGCATTCAACGGTCAGGCCCAGACGGGTCTGAATCGGCGTTAGACTTTATACGCAATGCAGACGTTTATAAACAGCGTTTAGCAGATCCTGACCACAACATGGCCACGGGTGGTATGGCGCAAGGCGGTCATACAACTACAACAATGCATGTGGGGCCAATCCATAGTTCTGTGGCTGGCCGCACTGACCACTTGCCTATGACTGTGCCTAGGTCAAGTTATGTGATCCCTGCGGACATTATCTCCGCAAGTGGCGAAGGCAACACGATGGCGGGGTTCAAGCATGCCAAACGTGTGTTTGAAGGCAACCCATACACAGGAGCAGAGCGCCCTTATTCTGCGCCGGAAGCTCCATATGGCGCTGAATTGCCTCACAGGGCTTCTGGTGGTGCGGAAAGTGGTGTCCCTATAGTTGCCGCCGGGGGTGAGTATGTGATTAGTCCTGAAGCTGTGGCCAGAATTGGCAATGGTGATATGGAGCTTGGTCACGCTGCATTGGATTTGTTTGTCAAAAAGATGCGTAATCGGACGATCAAAACATTGCAAAAGCTCCCCGGACCTAAAAAGGACTAACATGACAGACGAAATCAAGGTGCGTATTGCAGTACCCGATGATGAAGCAGAACTGATGCGTTTGGCTATGGCCGTTTTTCATGAAAATGGCTTGTTTGACGCAGATTACGAGAAAATTTTAGGCATGATCAGACCCGCCTTGTACCTTTGGGAAGGTATTTGTGGGGTGATCGGGCCGATCGGTGCCCTAGAAGGCGGTGTTTTGCTTCGGTTCTCCCAACTTTGGTACGGTAATACAAAGTATGTAGAAGAGAAGTGTTTGTTTGTAGATGACAAGTATAGAAAAGAACGTGGTGGTAGAGCCAACAAGCTTTGTGAGTTTAGCAAGCAAGTATCGGATAGTCTTGAACTTCCCCTTGTTATTGGGGTAATGTCAAATACTCGTACTCGTGCTAAGATGCGTATGTATGAACGTCACTTTGGGGAACCAGCCGGGACGTTTTTCTTGTATAAGGCCAAAACTGGAGATGCTCCAGATCCTTTAGCCATTGGAGTGTAGTAAGTGTCAGGCGGCGGCGGTAAGGGCGGTTCATCTTCAAGTACAGTATCTATCCCACCAGAAGTTCTGGCTCGGTATAATGCTGTTAACGCACAGGCTGAAAAGCTCGGTGGTACCGATGCTGCCGGTAACCCTAACACCCCGTTCAAACCATATAGCACTGATCCGAACGCTTTCGTTGCCCCGCTTACGCCTACACAACAGGCTGGCATAGCCAATACCAATGCGTCTGCTGGTGCCGCTCAACCGTGGTACCAACAGGCTGGCGGACTAGCCGCAGCAAGTGCTCAGAATGTCAATCCTACGCAATATAGTTCTGGCCAAATTGCCAACTATATGAACCCATTTGCCCAGCAGGTGGTAGCCGGTACATTGGCCCCACAACTGCAACAGCAGGCTATGGATAGGCAAAACCTGACCAGCAGTAATATCCGTGGCGGGGCATTCGGTGGAGACCGTGCGGCCATTTCTGACGCTGTATTGCGTGGCCAGCAGGAACAGGCAACTGGCGCAACTGTGGCTGGCTTGCTCAATCCTATGTTCAATCAGGCCCAGCAAGAGTTTAACACGCAGCAGGGCGTTAATCTGGCGGCCCAACAGGCTAACCGTCAGAACTATCAGACGGCTGCCGGGCTGCTTGGCAACCTTGGTACTGGGGCGCAAACGGCTGCCCTTACTGGTGCTCAGGCTCAATTGTCGGCTGGCCAGCAACAACAGCAGACGCAGCAGGCAGGTCTTACTGCGCTTTACAACCAGTTCCTGCAACAGCAATCCTATCCGTTCCAGACAACTCAGTTCTTGGCCAACATCGCCGAAGGTACTGGTGCTTTGTCTGGTTCGACGACCACGGGTCAGCAGTCTGGTGGGTTCTTCTCTGACGAACGTGTCAAGGAAGACATTGAGCCGATCGGTGAAACCTATGACGGCCAGAAGATCATCAAATTCCGCTATAAAGGCGACAAGGGGCCGAAGCAGATCGGTCTGTCGGCACAGGACGTTGAGAAGCATCATCCGCATGCAGTCGGCCTCTGGAACGGTATCAAGACAGTAGACTATGATGAAGCCACGAAGAACTCAGCCCATCGTGGTCATTTTTATCAAGGTGGCTTAGCATCTATGGGTGGTGCCGCTTTAGATACAGGGTATCGGCAAAACTTTGACCTTGGGGGCAGCACCGACCAGTCTGCACTGTTGGCCCAACTTGGATTAGGTCATCAACCCATCAACCCATATGGGTCAATGGCCGGTCAACAAAGTGCTGTACCCACACAGCGCAATATTATGACTGGATCTATGTCACAACCTCGTGGTCTGATGACGGCAAATTTACCGCCGCGTCAGGCTAGTGGGTTATCACAGGCTATGGATTTTGGTTCCAAGTTTAGTGGGGCAATTGGAAGTCGTGGTAAACTTGACCCATCAACAGGAACTTATTCTGGCGGATCTGGTTTGATCGGTGCAGAACAGGGCTTGCAAGATTTGTTTAAAGACACGCCCAAGGCACGTGGTGGCCGTATGGGTTATGCTGATGGTGGCGGTGATGATAGTGACAATCAAACCGACCAATTTAAGCCAGATGAAGATGATCCATTAGCTCATCAGGGCAAGATGGTTATCCCTGATGACAACCCGCAAGCCAAACTGAACCCCGCACAATTGCCGAGCGCTGGCGGCGGCGGTGGTGGGCTAGGCAGCCTCCTTGGCGGCCTTGGGTCGTTGGGCATGGGCTTTGCTAAAGCAGCGCCTTATTTAGGGTTCACGGCGGCTGCTACAGGT